AGGTTCCTCCACTTGCTATTGTAAGACTTCCAAAAGACATAGCACCTGAACTGCCTGTAAGTGTCCCTGTAACATCTACATCTCCTGCTACTGTAAGGTTTCTACCATTTGCATTAAATTGTCCAGCAGTTATTGTTAAATTGCCTGCTAAAACAGAAGAGTCACTTAATTTTTGAACTAAACTTGCATTATTTAATGTTAAATTGTTGATTGTCTTATCAATATCATAATGTGTCGTTCCTGCAAAAGTAACTATAATTGTTCCACCGCCGTGTGCAAATGTTGATGAGCCAGCTATTACCATATTTCTGTCATCGCCTGTTTTTTCACTATTTACTGTGGTATTACCACTTGTTAAAGTACATTTTGCATTACTGTTATTTTTGACATCTATACTTCCTATGGTATGTGCTCCACTGCCGCCTACAAAAGTACCACCTTGATTTATAATTAAAGCGTGAGAGCTGGTTCTTCCAGAACCTAAACTTACTGTGGAAGCATTACAAGTTAACGTTGCTTGGTCTGCACCACCACTTCCTGGCCCTATGTCTGTTCTTCCTGCTACTGTAACTGCATAATTACTTCCTGAATTGGTGTTTAACTCTCCTGCCGTTATTGTAAGGTCTCCAGTTATGTCAATTAAAGCACCAAGTGTAGCAACGCAACTTGCGTGATTAATTATAACGTTACGAAGCTTTCCACCTCCTTGTGCATACAAATCTACTGTCGTTGCTGCTGGTGTTCTTATGTCTAAATCTAAGCTTGTTCCGCCATTGTTTGTAATTACACCATCAATATTAACTGCAAATCCATTTGTTGTAGCTCCAGTGCCGTCTGCCTCACCTAGTATTGCTAACTTACTTCCATTGTCAGAACCAATCTCTCCGTTACTTGAGACCGTAAGAGAATTACAAGAGTCATTACTATCTACATTACAAGCATTTATACTTGATGTATCTGGTATTACTACATCGTCTCCATCACCAGGTACTGAGCCTGTGTCCCAGTTACCATCTGTAGAGTATGTTGTAGAAACCGAACCTGTCCAAGTAACTACAGCCATTAGGCCACCTCACTTACTAAGACAATTTCAGAGTATATAGGAGTAGCCATTCACTAAATGGTCCCCTGACAAAACACTACACAATCGCCTGCTGGGAATGTTTGTGTGTTTGAGCCTTGGTCTCTTATTACTACACAGATTTGTTTCAATGCAGTTGTAGATATAGACTTAATTGCTCCTGTAGAAGCTCCAATATCTATGTCATCTCCAATCTGTACCCAAGCAGAATCTGCTGGATTAGTTGCCGTAGGTGTAGAACCAGGATTAGGAAACAAAGTACCAAACACTCTTACCTTAGGAGTACTAGTGTTGTCTATGTTCCTTACCTGTATGGTGACTTTATCAAACACCCTTACATCTACTGCATCTATAAGTGTAGCAAAATTGCCACTACTTGCTAATACAGATACCGTTGCTCCGTTTGTAACTTCTCTGACTTGTACCGCACTTGTAAGTTTCTTTGTCGTTACAGTATTTGCCATTAGTCAGCCTTACCCTTTGTCTTCTTAAGACCTTTCTTAGGCTTAGCTACTTCTTTTTTGGCTTTTGGTTTAGAAGGTCGGCCCCTAGGTTTAGGAGTTTTGACGTGCGTCTTAACCCCACCTCCAACTTTGGGACCAACATCTTTGTGAATGACAAATCCGCGACCTTTAAGTTCTTGTAGTAACCTTTTGCTTGTGACATCAACTGTCCCTTTGGGCGGCCAATCGACGTAACCCCCACGAGGTAACCTGCGATAAACGAACTTGTTAGTAGTGTTGGTAACTTTGACCATTTAATTAGTCCTCCAACCACTCTAAAGGTTCAAGTCTCTGATACTGCCTTGAGTGTTTCTTCTGTAACAGACTAATTCACCAGCAGTTATGAATGCATATTCTCTGCTTAGTTTTTGTCTAATAGCCAAGTTAGTGTTGTCAACATAGGTTGTTGGTGCTGCTACACGAACTGCCAAGTGGTCCATATCCAAGAAGTAAATTCTTCCTGCGCCTCCACTGTCTTTTGGTACGTGTTGTGATAGGAAAATTGGTATTCCATCGTATGCTCCAACTCGTGAATCAAAGTTCAAACCAGCTTCTCCAGTAACTCCGTTCTGACTGCCTGCTCCACCTGCATTTAGGCCAAAGCTGTAAGCTGCATTTGTTTGTTGCATTTTACCTTTTAGTTGTTGATATGTATCATATCCCATCAACATAATTAAACTGTTGTAGTTAACACCTTTTTCTAACAACGCTGAAATCATATCATCTAACATATTTAATTCTAAGTCACGGTTGTTTCCGTCTGTAGAGTTAAAGTCAGTCTTTCCAGCAGTCCATTCTCCAAATCCAGAATCTCCTGCGTTTTTGTCGTATAATTTACCGAATGCTGCATTGTCTCCACCAGCAGAGTGTGCGCTACCACAGTATGTATGAGATGCTGTAACACGGTCTAAAGATTCCATGTTAACTCCAGCAGTTCCTGCACCAGAAACACTTGCTGAGCCGTCACCATCTGCTTCGTATGTTTTTAACAACATCTGGTCAATAGCAAAAGAGTGTGCTTCTCCTTGTTCTCTGCGCATAAATGCTAGTAAGTTGCCCAATCCATCGTCTGCTTCTGACAACATTTCTGCTTTAGAAGTCATTTCCCATGGTGTAACTATTTCTTTTAGTGTAAGAGTCAATTCTTCAATGTCTGGTTTTTCAGTAGCTGGGAAATTTCCGCCTTCGGATACACCAGCGGTTGTGCTGTGCCTTCCAGTCAAAATTCTGAATCCTGATTGTGTCCATGCTTCTTTCTTCAAAAGTTTAAAAACTTCTGACTTGGTATTCAACTGATTGAATACTTTTGCTCCGAACATAGTGTTGAATGCTCCAGCAGGGTCTGTGCTGGTCACTGTGTCGTCTTTTGCGATACCATATCTCTTAGAGATTCCTAGAGTACCACCATAATATGCGTTTACATATTCTTCAAAACTTATTCCTGCCATACTTAGTTTCCTCCTACCATATCTTCTAGTTCATCCCATGACTTAGATAAATTATTCCAGTCAATGGTTTTTTCTTCAATAGTAGCTTCAGTGGTAGGTGCTGGGGTTGCTTTTTGTCCCGTGTATACACCAATACCGTGTTTCTTTAATGTTGTGACGGCTTTGTAGAGGTCATCGATGTCGTCCTTTTTCTTAGGCTTCTTTTCTTCCATCATTTTTTCTTCTTCCTCTTCATCTTCCTTTTCTTCTTCGTCTTCTTCGTCTTTTTCTTCGCCGTACATTTTCTCTTCGTCCATCTTTTCCTCGTCCATTTTTTCTTCTTCTTTTTCACTTAAGTAGTTTATTACTTCTTTAAGCTTCATTAGAGTCTCTTCCATGTCTTTTAGGACTGCTTCTTCTTTGCCGACTTCTACTGGCTCATCTAATCCAGCGGCAATTTCCACGTCTTCTGTTTCAACGACTTCTTCGTCGATAGCTTCAGTATGATTACCACCACAACTGCAATCTGTCATACTTGTTTATGTACAAAAGGGTATATAAGTAACTCAATATTTCCGGAAACTACTTCTTTCCTTTACCGCTCATTAACCTTGCAATGTTTTTAGGAGTCAACATTTCACCTCTTGCTTTACGCCAATATCCTGAACGTTCGAACATTGCTTGCCTAAATCTTAAACCACTACGGTCTTTAACATTACCTGGGTCTTTGCCTCCAGTGCCTGGACCATGTTTGTATGGAGGGTCTGGCTCTTTATCACCGCCTGCATCTTGATGTCCAAACTTACCGTAATCATACCACAAAGCTCCACAAAATCTTTCTGGACTTGCAGCCATTGGAGCACCATAGTATGTTTTTAGATTTCTTGCATTTTGTAAACAATTATTCCATTGTGTTTTAGAAGGATTCTTACCTCCTCTTCTTCTTTTTGGATTTTTAGGTTTTTTTTTGGGTGCTTTTATTAAATCTATTATATCATCTAAATGTTCATTGCTTTTC